TCAAGCCACTTCCGCGTCGAGCCCTGTCGGGAGGTGGTCGGAAACCACGCGAGTCTGACTGGTGTCGTGCGTCCAATAGGAGCGCGTGCTGATCCCGCCGGCGGTCAGGACGTGATCAAAGTGCTGCCGTACGGGTTCATTCGGGTACCAGTGGCCGACGGTGGGTTCCCTTGGACTGTCAACCTCGGATTGCGGGTCAACCCAACCCGCGTTCAGCAACACTTGCATTGCGCGGCGGTCGAACGCGCCGAAGGAGCCGTCGGACTGTACGAGTCTGTACCGGGCGTGCAGATTGGTCGGTACCTCGTCCCAGTCCGGTTCCGGATCGTCATTACTGATCACGTTCAAATCGCCCAGAAGTACAGCCTTGCCGGGTGTGCCCGGAAAGGAGCCGGCGTAGTCCGTCAGCCAACGCGCCTCGGCGAGACGTTTATCCCCGTCAACCCACGCCAGATGGGTCATTAGGACGCACAGCTCGGTGTTATTAATCCGCATTCGCGCACGTCCGAGCCCATGATGAAATGCGCCTTTCCCGTGGTCGGGAGTGAAGTCGCGGACGCGCACTGTCTCGGGCCGATAGAGAAGTGCCATATGGTTCCGACCATCACCTACATGGGAGGTCACAGGAGGCAGCGGCTTCATGCCACACGCGTCGGCCAGTTCGTAGAGCCTCCACCAGTTGCCCTGTTCCCAACCCTTGAGCTCCTGAACAGCTAACACGTCAAACCGAAGCGCGGTGAGAATCTCGATCTGCTTCTCGCGGCGAAACTCAACGTTTCCATCAATGCCGCCATCCAATATATTCCACGTGCCGAATCGGACGGTCGCTGTCAAATTTCTATTCCTTACCGTGCTGGGGGTTGCTATATCGGTGCGGCCCTGACCCGAACGGCCGCCATGGGTGTGGTGCGGTAGTGCGGGCCCCGGGCAGCAGAACCGTGAACGATCCGTTCGCTGCCCGGCGCCGGTGCTCTGCGACTACGTGCTGACGACTCGGCGCGTCAGCCTGACCCCGTGCCGAACACGATCCCGACCACAAGGCCGCAGGTGACGGAGATTGCGATGAGGAGGAGCGGTCCCGCGTAGCGACAGGACCGCGCTGCGAGGCGACGCGCCGCCGGAGGGATCTTCCAGGTGCGCTGCCGGGCGCGAGCCTGCCTTCCCGGCGGTTGGTCGCCAGCACTAGGCGAAGGCGGACCCTGCCCGTCGTCCCAAGGAGGCTTGGGAGTGGGCACCGCGGGCGTCGGATCCACCCGGCAGAAGCGTTCGGTCGTCAGCCTGAACTGGCAGTGGGACGGTGACTTGCGTGTGTGCTCAATTGCCCAAACCCCGACCGGCCGCACATCGTTGTCGGAGAGGACCGAAACTTCGAAGCACATAAGGCACTGCGCGCCATAGATTCCCTCTGGCGCACCCTCACCCTGCTCTGCGGTCAGGACCCACTCGGCGCCTTTGATGATCGTCAACCCGTCTCTGGTCCAGGGGCTCGGAGATGCGGGTGTACCGATGGTCGCGTTGGTCATTTCGCCCCCTCTCCTAAGTGCTCACGAATGGCTGCCCCCATGGCCTCGATACGTTGATCCAACTCCTCTGCGGTGGGGCGCCGTTCATCGCTCTGTTCTTGCTCTTGGCGATCCACAGGGGGTGTTGAGTCGCTCACTGAATCACCCTGTCCGGCCGCGGGGACGCCGGCTGCGCGGCCAGGTCCAGGTAGACGTTGAACTCCTCGGCCGTCCACGTAGCGGGGTCGCCGTGCCGATCCAGGAATGCGGCGGCGTCTGCGGTTATCGGCTTCCCTGCACTCCGGGTTGCTCCGGATGTGTCCAGGCGGAGGGTGGGCTTCTGGGAGGTTTGATGCAGTGGCATAGCCATCTCCGGTGATGAGCTTGCGGTTGCTTCCTGCTCCTGTCGGAGGGCAGGGCAGGCCCCACTACGTGACCGAGCGCTACGGGCGATCCGGAGCTGAAGAGCGGTCACGTTCTCGCTCAAGCAGAGTGCATCTCTTGGACCTCAACTTGCAACCTTGGAACCGGAATTCGCAGAAGAAGGAACCTTAGTTCTATCGACTTGAACACCCGACGGGTGCGAAACTGCACCTGGGCGGCCAAACGAGCACCTTGGAGGTGTCAAACAGCACCATGCCGAACGTTCGAGCAGTGCCAACTCTCCGCAGGCGCCGACTCGGTGAAACTCTGCGCAAGTACCGCGAAGACGTGGGGATGAGCCAGGACGCCGCAGCTGCGGTGATGGGGTGGGACGAAAGCAAGCTGTCCCGCATCGAGAACGCAAAGGCTCGCATGCCTCCGCAGGACGTTGAGAAGCTCCTGAAGGTGTACGAGGTCACGGACCCCGGTGTCGTCGGAGCGCTGGAGGGTCTTGCCAAGGATGCCGGGAAGCAAGGCTGGTGGCAGCCGTACGGCGATGTGGTCGCCAACGGCTACAAGGATTACCGCACGTTGGAATCCGACGCGGAGAGCATCCACATCTATACGCCGAGCCTGGTACCTGGCCTCCTTCAGATAGGTGCGTACGCCCGTGAGATCATCGCCGCGACCGCCATTACGCGCACGCCGGAAGAAGTGACCGCCCTCGCCGAGGTTCGCAAGATGCGGCAGGCCATCCTGACCAAGCTTGACGGCCCGCTGAAGCTCTGGGCGGTCATCCACGAATCTGCCCTTCACCAGCGCTTCGCTGCACAGCCCTCGCTCATGCGTGAGCAGCTTCGGCACCTGCTGGATATGGCGAGCCTGCCGAACATCACCATCCAGGTCATGCCGCTGAGCGCCACGCCGCATCCTGGGATGCTCGGGCTCTTCGAAGTAGTGCGCTTCCCGCACCCATGGCCCACGGTGATCAACCTCGAAAACATCCGAGGCGGCTACTTCGTAGAAGGCACTGACGACGTGAAGGTCTTCGAGACCGCGTTTGACCGCGTCGTCGCAGCAGCACTGCCTCCGGATGATTCCCGAGAGACCATCAAGAAGATCATGGAGAAGAGGAACGAAGAGTGAGCACCACCAGCCGTAAGGAAGACCTGTACGCCATCGACTTGAGCGGGGCCAACTGGCGCAAGTCGCCGTTTAGCAATGGCGGAGAGCAGTGTGTGGAGATCGCGGACCTGCCCGGTGGAGGTGTCGCGGTCCGCGACTCTAAGAACCCGGAAAGGGAGGCCTTGCGCTACACCGCCGACGAGTGGCACGCCTTCCGCCGAGGCGTGATCGAAGGCGCAATCTAGCCCCGCCGATCAGCGACGTCCCCCGGCCCCGCCCCGGGGGACCTGCGCTCATCAACTTCTCACTGCTCAACGACGAAGGCGCCCCCGCACACCGGCGCATAGCCGGGTGCGGGGGCGTCGTAATTGCGCGATGTGCTGAGCGTGGGCGGGGGAACGAAGGAGCCGCGGCGACGAGTGCCTTTAGCCGATCACGGGTTGCTGCCGGCGGTCGGGGTCTCCGTTATGCCAGGGCCGTCACCGCCCGTGCCCGCGGCCGCGGCCGCGACGGACGTGAGAACGGAGAGGAGCGCGGCGGTGCCGGCGAGGGCGAGGCCGCGCTCCCACGGGACGTGGAGGACGTCGGTGGTGTCGAGCCCGAGTGCGGCAATGAGCGTCTGGGCGAAGGTGCGAACGGCGCGTTCGAAGGCGGCGGCCCAGAAGCGGGAGGTCGTGAGGTTGGCTGTTGCCATGTGCGGGGCTCCTATTCAGTCGGTGACGTCGAAGTCGTGGCGCCGGCCGAGGGCTTCCAGGGACCGTCGGCCGGGGATGCCGTCGGCATCGCCGCCGGTGTAGCCGAGGCGCCGTTGCCAGGCGGCGTAGGCGGCGATGGTCTTGGTACCGAACGAGCCGTCACCCCACGCGGGCTTGAGGAGCCCTTCGACGATCAGGGAGTGCTCGACGTACTCGACTTCGGTCTTGTAGGTGGTGTGGCCCTGCGGGGCGTGGGGGTCCTTGCGGGCCGCTTCGCGGAGGTGGGCGACGCTGACGGCCTGGATGGCATCGTCCGTCTTGGTGGTGGTCTTCGTGTCTGACTTGGCGGCCGGCTTGGTGCAGAGGCGGTGCGCGATGCGGGTGCGCAGGTCCGTTATGGCGAAGCCGCGTGGATCGACCTTGGTGTTCGTCCACTCCTTGTGGCCGATCACGGACTTCGCCGTCCAGCCGTGAGCGCGGCAGATCGCGGCCGCGATGCGCTCGATGGCTTCGAGCTGCTCGGCCGGCCAGGGATCCTTGCCATCCCCGCGGTTAATGCACTCGAAGCCGTAGAAGCGCGCGTTGCCGTCGGTGTTGTTCTCGTTCGGTCGCGGAGGCGACTCGTCGTAGTCCTCGGTGATGACCGCGCGCAGGACGTCGTCGTCACCGGTGCCGGCGTGGTTGGTCCTGCCGTTGCCGACGAGGTGAACGGTTCCGGTCTTGTCGACCACGCCGTGGCACAGCGGGCCGGGCAGGTCGTCGTATCCGTCCCAGCACATGGCGACGGAGGCGTCGGTCCCGCTGGTGACGGTGTGGTGGATGACTACCCCGTGGACGGGCCCCCACGGGCCGTGGCCGGCGCGGTTGTGGCTGCGCCACCCAGGGTGCTCTTTGATAGTGACGCCTTCGCTGCGCAGGGCCTTGACGAGCGCGTCAGCGGACAAGGGTCGGGCCATACCTGTGCTCCTTCATCTGGTCGGGTCTATGTCTCGTCGCCGCCGCTGGCGACGTTGTCTTGAGCGGCGGGCTCGGGCTCGTCGGCGGGCGGGGCGGGGAGCCGGCCGCGGAGTTCGCGCACGTCCTCTTCGAGGCGGCGGATGCGGTCGAGGAGGTCGGGCGGGATGACTGCCACGTTGGTTCAGCTCCCGTCGTCGGTGCTGATGTCGCCGCCGGCGGCTGCGTCGAGGGTGAGTGAGGCGGTTTCTGCCTGGCCACGTTCGGGGGCGCGGACAGCGAAGCCGACGACGCGGTAGCGGCCTGTGAATCCGGCTGAGGTCCATACGTCGGCGATGCGCAGCCGGATGGTGGCGCCGAGGATGGCGGGGGTGAGGTGGGCGGCGTCGAGGTTCACTGTGATCTCGGGGATGACCTGGCGCGTCCAGGCTTCGGCGAGGTCTGCGGCTGCGTGATCATCGAGCGCGGCTTTGGTGGTGATGCTGGTGTAGTCGCTGGTGCCGTCGAGGCGGGGCCAGCCCCCTTCGATGGCGCCGGTGACGTGCAGGGGTGTGGAGATCAGCGGCCGGTTGGTGGTGCTGCCGGTGGCGCCGCGGGATTGCCAGTGCGTGGCACGGGTCGTGGCGTCGTAGGGGAAGGTGTACGAGGTGACAGCGCCGGGGTAGTCGAGGATGACCTCGGCCGGGCCGCGGCTCGTGGTGATGCGGGGGTGCCCGAGCTGGAGCTCCTTGATCCGCTCGCCTGCGGTGTCGCGGTAGCAGCGGATACGCCACTCGAAACCGCCTTGCACGGAGGCGAGCTTGTCGAGGAGCTCCCTGATCTTCGGCAGGTCGAATCGGCTGTACTTCCGGGTTCGCTTTACTCCCGAGGTGGCCCGACTGAGGCGGATGCCGATGTCTCCGCCGTCGCTGGACTGCGCGAAGTCCACGAGCCGGCGGGCGATGTCGAATTGGTCCTCGCCAGTGGCGGTGAGGTCCGCGGTCAGCAGCCGGTGATCGAGGTAGCTGTCGAATGTGCCGGCCTGGATATCCGCTTTCGCCGGCGCCCCGCGGGCGGTGGAGCTGACGGCGACGGTCCAGATGATGCCGCCCCACCAAACGGCACGGTCGCGCTCGATCCACACGGCTGTACGGCCCGGGAGCACGGCGGTCTTGATGCGCTCGGCGGCAGCAGGGTCCGGCGCGGTGAGGGTGCCGGACATGGTGCCGGTCTTGCCAATGTAGTCCTCGATGCTGACGCCGGATACGGGCAGGGTGTCGAGGACTTGGTCGGTGCGAAGGTCGCAGAACAGGGCGCGATAGGTGGCGGTCACGGACCTCCTTTGATGTCTGGGGCCGTTGCAGTGGCGCGAAACGAAGGTTCGAGCGCCGGAGCCCTGAAACGATGGGCAGGATGACGTTGACTGGAAGGGGCCGCTGTGGCCACTGGTACGGGTACGCCGACGCCTCAGGGGAACGGAACGTCGCAGCCGTCACCTAGTCGGGTGCAGGGCGCGGTGGCTCCGCCCCCCATGCCCCCACATCCACCGCGTGTCCCGTCGCCGCTACGGAGCCGCAACAACTGGATCACGCTTGTCGCCTTTCCAGCGATTACCGCAATCCTCATCGCGGTGGCCACGCATCAAGGGCTCTGGGGATGGGTGGGAGAGAAGATCTCAGGTCCACCGAGTATTCAGGTCCACGCATCATTTGATGGGGGTTGCAATGCTCACTACACCGACAGGAAGGTTTCTGAACTTCGGCGTGTCGGCAATCAGTTGCAGGGGCGAGGTGTGCCGGTGACCGTTATCGACAACGACCCGGTGCCACTACCAATCACGCTTCAATCGGATTCCAGCACCGCGATCGTTGTCACGGGCGTGAAGATCAAGATTCTCACCAAGACACCCCCACCAATTAAGGGGACAGTCATTCTCCCCGATGGCTGCGGTGGCTTGATGAGCCCGCGATCCTTCAACGTCAATCTCGATGACTTGCAGCCTGAGGCGCAACCTGCCCCGGGAAAGGACTCCGCAACCGCCCCAGCCGACTTCCCGATGAAGGTCTCCGCGGATGATCCGGAGCAGGTCGTACTCAACGTCGCGACCGTCAGGCATCATGTACGGTTCGCCGTCATAGTTGAGTGGGTTTCTGGCGGGGAGGCCGGAAGCAAAACGCTGGACAACGACGGTCAAGGATACGAGTTGACGGGTCCGGGAGATCTCCGGCAACTTCCGGTGACTCAACTCCCCGAGCAATAGAGACCTATCTCAGAGCGGGTACATGACGCCGTGGAAACTCACCCAGGGTGGGGTGTCGCCGGTGTCACTGACGACGACGGCGGTGCCGTCGGCCAGGAAGTCGAGCTTGAGGGAGAGGATCGTGCTGTCGGCCGCGGAGCAGGCTGCGGGGAGGGTGCGCAGGCTGGAGGGGCGGGCCGCGGCCGGTAGCGCGCCGGTGAGGAACTTGCCCTCGCGTACCGGGACGCCGCCGCGGTAGCTGAGGTTCATGCCGCCGCGCCACTGGACGAAGCGGCTGCCGATGAGGTCAATGACGCGATAGCGCACGTCACCGTTGCTGTTGCCGTTGTGCCCGTAGCCGGAGGCAAGGGAGACCTTCGTCCAGGGGACGACTTCGGCGGCCATGCCCACCCAGGATGTGCCGGACCAGCGTTGGAGGCCGGTGTAGTTGTCGCGGTACTGGGCGCGGTAGGCACCCGGGGCGTCGGGGTTGGGGTTGATGCCGCCGACAGCGACCGTCGGCCGGCGCAAGTCGGTGGTAGCGGTGCGGAGGTCGATGCCGCCGGATCCGGCGGAGACACCGGCTCCGACGGCCACGCGGTAGAGCCCGAGAGCGCCGGCGGGGAGTGCGGGCGGGACGGGGGCGGCGGCAGGGGCGCCGGGGATGATCTCGACCGCCGCGCGGACTTGCCCGGACTCGTCGTGGGCGGCGTCATAGATCCGGATCGCCACGAGGTCGACGCGGGGGTTGGTGGGGTCGCCGTCGGCGAAGGTGAGGGGTTCGGGGGCGGTGACGGCGACGGGGTAGGCGCCTTGAATGTCGGTGCCTTGCACGACGGCGCGGCCGGTGCCAACGGTGACGGACATGGGGCCGGTGGCTTCGAACGCGAAAGGATTGCCGCCCGGGATGACACCAGGGGTGGTGGTGAGTTCGCCGGCCGGGGTCATGGCGCCCAGGGGAGCTAGCCGGGTGTCGTTGCGGGTCTGGCCGCCCGCGAGGTCTCCGCGGTTGGTCAGCCACGCGGCCCGTACGGTCATGAAGATCTCCTTGTTGGGTCGGGGTCACCACCAGGCGGAGCGCCAAAGGACGGTGAGGGCGGCGGCGTCGTTGAATTCCTCGGCGCGGAAGATGAGCTGGGACGGGCCGGGCGGCAGGGTGAATGCCTGCTCGGGGGTGCTGCGCGCGGTGGCGGTGTGGAGGCGCGAGGCGGTGTCGTTGAGGGTGACGGTGCCCTGGCGGGTGTCGATCACGAGGCGGTCGGTGTCGGCCAGGGTGATGTCGTATTCGAGGACGGCACCGGCCTGGTTGGTGACCGCGGGCCGGATGACGGGGCCGGTGATGGCGAGGACGGGGTAGGTGTCGGCGTCCCCGGTGTTGTCGACGGTGACGGCTCCGGGTGTTGCGGTGCCGCCCCAGTCGAGGTCCCACTCTGCACCGGGCGGCGGGTCGTCGGGGTGCCAGTCGAGACCGGGCTCTGGGGTTGGCAATCCGGTGCGGGATGCCTGTTCAGGGACCTCGTACCGGCGGGGGTCGTCGCAGGTCCATTCGATTGAGCCGGCGGGGTTGCCCCAGGTGTATTTGCGGTCGGCGGGGAGGGCGCGGCGGGTCACGCGGCCCCACATCAGGCGCCGTGCACCGGCGAGTTGGACGACGAGAGGGCTCTCCTCCTGCCGTACGGCGGTGGCCCGGCGCAGCTGGTCGAGCACTTCGGGGAGGCCGGCCGGGCCGCGCCCGTCGTCTATGAGGAAGTCGAAGGCGAGGACGCGTGGCCCGGCCAGCAGCCAGCCGGGCCACGCGCCGTGCGAGGCGGGCATCGGAACGGAGGCGTCGTCCAGGTCGGGGAGGTCGTCCCATCCCGTGAGCTGCCTGCCGTGGAACGGGGTGCCTTCGCCCATGAGGAACGCACCGAACTGGATCTGTCCGTCCCCAGAGACGAGGACTTCGGAGGGTGCTGCGCGCACGCGGTGTCACCCCCTCCTTTTGGAGAGCCAGGCCAGTTCGCGGGCGATGGCCGCTGGGCTCTGGCTTTCCTGAGCGACGAACGTGCCGATGGAGACAGCCGGGCCACCCGCGGGACCGTGTGGCGCCGGGCCGTGGGGCTCGACGTGCGGCGCGGGGACAGGTCGGTAGGTGGCCACCTCGTCTGTGACGCCTCGCAGTTGGACACGAAGGTCGGGTACGGAGGCGCCGATGCCGTCCATGAAGCCCGCCATCACCAGGCGTCCGGCCGGCCGCAGAATGCGGGCGTCCCGCGGCGGCGGCCCCTTCCAGGAGGTGAGTTTTTCGGTGAGGCCGCCGAGGGTGGAGCGGACGGATCCGAACATGGATTGAATGCCGCCGAGGAAGCCTTCAATCAGGTTCGCGCCAGCGTTCCACAGGGTGTTGCCCAGGTCGCCGATTGCGCCTGCGACAGTGGACGGGAGGTTGCTGAGCCAGTTGATCGCACGGCTCATGCCGGACTTTATGGATGACGTGAACCCGGACGCCGCCTGCTGTGCCTTGCTTGCGAGGAAGCCGGCAAGGGAGCCAATGGCGGACAATGCTCTACCGGGCAGGCCGGCGAGCCAGGAAACTATGCCGTTGACCATGTCAGGAATCACCGAATGGCCGACGAGGTGATCATAAAGCCATTCAAAACCTGAGCTGATCACGTTTACCAGCCATTTGACCGCCGCGACTCCAGGGCCAAAGTAATTCTTAAGGCCGGAGATGAAAGTGATGATCCTCTGCAAGGCGGGAACGGCGTATCTGGTGATCGCGTTGACGCCCATGCTGATCAAGGCAGCGGCTAGCCTCAAAATGGGTGGAATAAGCGGAACGATCGCCGGTAGGAGCTCGCTGATCAGCTGCGTTCCAAGCTTCGTGAGCTGCGGAAGGAGCGGCGCAAGCGCGGTGAAAAGCTGCCCGATCGCCTTTCCGACTTCCGCCATCGCGGAGGCGATGTCCGGCATTATCGGGGCAAGGGAATTGAAGATCACTACCAGTTGATCGGCGTATCCGCTGATCAGCTTCGCGATGATGGACGCGAGCCCCGAAAGAACGGGGCCAAGGTAACTCCCGATCCCTTTAGCGAGCTGTGAAATTACCGGCGCGAGCGATTTGAAAATTCGACCAAGGGCGCCAAAAACCGGTTCGAGGGCCGGGAGTAGGGCGGCGATGATCTTTCCCACGGCGGTGAGTAGAGGAGAAAAGGCGACGACAAGGTTTCCGACCGCAGTCGCGGCGGAGGCGAGTACGGGCCCGAGCGCCTTGAGGACGGGCTGAAGGGCCGCCCCGATGGCTTTGATCAGGGTTTGCATGGGCGGCCCGAGCCGCGAGAGCACCTGCCCGACGATGCGCAGCGCTTGCCCGAGCAACGGGGCAGCCGTTGTGGCGAGTTGGGCCATCGTCGCGAAGATGGCTTTGAGTCCGCCCTGGACTTCCGGCGATGCGAATGCCGTCTTGAGGCTTCCGGTGATCTTTGTGAGAACGCCGAGGAATCCGCCGCCCGAAGTCTGCGCTGCGGCGAAGATCGAGCCGATGATGCCGGCAACGTTCTTGCCGACGAGGACCAGTTGCCCGATGAGGCTGATCGCGGTCTCGATCGTGCGCTCCAGCTCGCCGGACTTGAACGCGCTGGTCAGCTTGGCTGAGAGCTGGTCGAGGGCTTGCCCTGCGAAGTTGGTCAGGCGTTGAAATGCTGGCGCTGCGGCGGCTGCGAGCTGTGTCAGTGCTGTGACGACCTGGCCCGGGGCGCGAGACAGGTTGCTCAGGCCCTTGTTGGCTCCGGCCAGCGCCTGGCCCAGCACGCCGCTGGCGGACAGCTGACGAACGGCCGAGACGATGCCGGCGCCCATCTGGTTCAGGGCGCCGGCCGCACCCACCAGACCGCGACGCAGTACGGGCAGGGCGACCGCGCCCGCCTTCGTGATCTGCGTGGCCAGCCCGTCGAACAGCTTCTCTTGGACGGCCGTGCGTATCGCGGTGAGCTGCGGCTGCAAGCCCTTGAACGCGAGGACGAATGCCCTGGCATTCGGTGTGAGCCGGGCGAGCGCCGCGTTGAACTGATCGGCCTTCTTCGGATCAAAGGCGGCTGTCAGCGCATCGCCGACACCCTTGGTGCCGATCTTCAGGGCGGCGGTCGCCGATGCCATGGCGACAACGCCCGTTGCTGCGAGCGCCGCGGCGGGCGCGATGCCCTGGAGCGCAGCCGTCAGTCCCGCCGCAATGGGTACGGCAGCCCCGATCGCGGCCGAGATCTTCCCGAACGTGCCCGCAATACCGCCCAGCCCCGCGGCGACTTTCCTCAGTCGGCTCAGCGCCGAGGAGGCGTCGTCGATGGAGCGGCGGTCCCCTTCGGTCCGGACCGGTACGAGGATTGGCGGTGTGAGGTGGGCGAGTTCGGCCCGCAGCCGTGCGATGGCCGCTGCGTTCGTCGTCGGCTGCACCGGGACCGGCAGCGCGCCCATCGACCGGAGCTCCGCCCGCAGCCGGGAGGCGAACCCGGTCAGCGACGGCACCACTGGCACCGTCGCCCGCGCATAGATCGGCTTGCGCAGCTCCGACCGCAACCGGTCCTTGAACGTGGACAGGTCCGGGAAGACGGGCACCTGCACGCGCGCCCGTACCCGGTCGACGGCCGTCTGAAGGCGGGCGTCGAAGCCGTCCGTATCGGGGGTGACCGGTACTGCGACCCGAGCGTCTGCGCCGGCCGCCACGGACCGGACGCCGGCAAGGAACCCCGTGGCGTCGGGGACGACCTTGACCTTCACCTGCGCGCGGTTGCCGGCCAGGCCGGCGCGCAGCCGCTGGGCAAACCCGGCCGTGTCCGGCGTGATGCCGATGGGGAGTCGGCCGCGCACGCGGGCCAGCCGCGTGCGGAGCTGCTGTGCGAATCCGGAGGTGTCCGGGGTGATGCGCACCCCTACTTCGGCGCGCTGCTCGATCCGGTCGAGGAAGCGCTGGAGCGAGGTGGCGAAGCCGCTGGTGTCGGGCAGGACGCGGATTGCGAGGCGGTCAACTTCGCGTCCGCCAGGGGAACCTGCCATCGCCGCTTCACCTCCTGGCGGGGGTTAGGGCGGCGCGCTGCGATAGCGCTCCGGAAGCGGCTGAGCGAGGGGGTGCCGCGAGAGGTCCAGCGCGGCGGTACGCCGCGGCCGGCTTCCCGGTCGAGGGAGCGCCTTGGGGTGCGGGACCGGTTTGCGGCTGTGCGCCTGGGCGACCGTCCAGGCGGTGTGGTGGGCGGCGTCGATGACGTGCGCCAGGAGATGGGCGTGCAGGTCCCAGCCGCGGTGGGACAGGTCGCCGCCGAGTTGGGCGGCGATGGCGGAGCCGGCGGGGAGGGGCTCGACCAGATCCAGGACACGGCGTGGCGCGAGGCGCCCGCGCCACAGGTCGGCCAGGTCCAGGCCGTAGTGGTGTTGCAGATCGGCGCGCAGCGCGGCGCCGTGTCCTTGGCGGATCAGTTGGCCGAGCTGGAGGCTTCCGGGACCTGGGTTCCGTTCTGCCAGCGCTCGATCAGGTTCATGAGCACCCCGAGCTCCCAGCCGGCAAGTTCCGGCTCAAGGACAGTGCGATCGTCGGACACCGTGAGCAGGAGCCGACGCATGGCGCCTATGGCGGCGGTGAGGCGGTTACTCGCGCCCGCGGCGTTGATCTCTTCGAGGAGCTGCTCGACGGCGGCGTAGTCCGCTTCGTCGGCGAGCATCAGCATCGACCGCAGGCCGACCACGGCGCCGGAGTCCAGCAGGAGCGGCAGAGCCTCATAGGTGGTCTGGGCTTCGGCGCGAAGGGCGGGGATCGACAGGGGTTCGGCCATGGCGAGGTTTCTCCATCACAGGTGTTGGGGGTGGGGCTGTGCGGCGTGCTTGCCTGCTGCGCCCGGCCGGCGGCCTTGGTGCGGCAGGCGCGTGGGGTGCTCAGGAACCGGGGCCGGCCCCGAGGACGGCGGCCCATTCACCGAGGGCGCCGCCGATGGTGGAGGAGCCGAGGAAGGTGCCGGTGATGGGGAAGGACATGAACTGCTCCACGTCCAGGCTCACCGCGTCCGAGCCGAGGAGGGATGTGCGCGGGTGCCACAGCGGGACGAAGTGCTGTCCGTCGACGATGACGAACAGCAGGGCGCGGACCTGTGGTTCGGGGCGCGCGGGGATGCGGAAGGAGCCGTCGGGCTGGATGGCCTCGTCGCCGGCGCCGAAGTACAGCTTGTAGGTGTCCGCGCTGGCCTGTACGGACTGGAACGTCACTGCGTACGTGACGTCGGGGGAGGTCTGGCGGAGCTTGGCGTTCTGCCAGCTGCCGATCGTTTCGGGGTCGTCACCGTCGCGGCCGAACTCCGGCATCTCGTCGCGGCTGGTGTGGCCGAGGTTGTTCCAGCCGGGGCCGGGGTTGAGGGGGTCGGTGATGTTGGTCGGCTTGGGGGTGTCCGGGTCGGCGAGGAAGATGAAGCCGGTGCCCGGGATGATGGCGGCTTCGTCGATGAGGGGCATAGCGGGGCAGCCTCCAAGGCGCGCGGGTCGTCAGCGCGTGGGCAGTGGGCGGGCGGTGATCCGGTAAGTGGCCTGGAACCGGAAGAGGTCGGCACCCGGGGTGGGATGGGTGTCGCGAATCTCGGCGGGGCCAGAGGTCTCGGCGCGGAAGCGGGAGAGGTAGCCCTCGGCCTCGGCGTCGGCGAACTGGGCGGCGCAGGCGTCGAAAAGGACAACCCGCGCCTGCCGGGCGAGGCGGTGGGCGGCTCGGCGGTCGGTGGCGGCGGTTTGCACATCGATGAGGGCGGCGTCCAGACCACGGGGCTCCGGGGCGGCGCCGGCCACCCGTCGCGCCACCACCAGGGGCAGCCGCTGGGCCCAGTCGTCCGGCCACAGGGTGAACACGTTCGCCTGCGGCAGCCCGGCGGTAAGGGCGGCGCGGACCAGCTCGTCCATGTCAGGCAGAACGGCTGTCATTCCTGGCCTGCCTCGATGGCATGGATGCCTGCAACGAAACGGCCGTTGGCCGCGGTGTGGCCGTAGTTGATGGCCAGGATCTCGGGGTGAGAGATCGAGACGGTGGAGTCGGTGGCGTTCGTCTCCACCCGCAGAGAGGCGCGCAGCCGGCCAGTGCGGACGTGGCGGTCGACCACGGCCTGCACGCGGGCGGCTCGGGCTTCGAGCTCGGCACGCACCGCAGCGCGGACGCCCGGAAGATGGGCGATGCGGGCGTCGAGGTTGCGGCTGACACGGGCCATGGGTGCCTCACCTTCTGCGGATGATCGCGGTGTCATGGCGGGTGCGCGCTGATCCGCGGCGCCGGGCAGGCTCACCGACCACGGCCCAGGTCTGGCCGCGCCAGACCACGCGGGCCCAGGGCCCGGCGGGCAGGGCGCGGGCGATGACCCGGTAGGTGGTGGTGGCGAGATAGCCGGGCTCGGCGTCCTCGGTGGAGGCCACCGGCTGGATCCGGCCGCGCACGGTGACCGGCTCCCCTTCCGGCCCGCGGGTGCCGTCCAGCAGCACCGGGCCGGCCGGATAGATCACGATCTCTTCGGGGCCGTGGTCCAGCAGGCTCACCAGCACCACCCCGGCCAGGGCGGATCCAGCCGACAGGAGCACGGCCCGTGATGGTGCAGGCAGCGCCGAGGGTTGGCGGGGGCGATGGTGAAGGCGCCCCGACCGATGCCGAGCATGGTGAGCTCGTCGGGTAGGAGGGTGAGGAAGCCGGCGGCGGCGCGGGAGTCGAGTTGGTAGGAGTAGTCGCCTTCGGTCTCGGCGCGGTAGCCGTCAGGGTTGCGGGCGACGCGGGCGACCATGGATGCCTCGATGAAGTCCACCGTGGCTTGGGTGACTTGGCCGCGGGCGATGCGCCGATCAAGGTCCGGGACGCGCGCGTACAGGTACGTCTCCGCCTGCGTGATCAGCGCCCGGATCTGGGCATCGCCCAGTTCGGTGCCTTCCGGCAGCAGCGCCTTGACCTGTTCAACGGTCGCCGTCACCGTCCCGCCTCCGCTCCCCGAGGGCCTCGATCGCCTCGGCCCACAGCTTCAGATCGGCCGCCGGGTCCAGCTCGGCGGACCGCTCCAGCGCGCGCTGCGATGCCTGCTGCCAGGCATCCGGCTCCAACACCGTGGCGAGGACGGACAGCCAGGAGTCGAGGTCGTCACGGTCGGCGAAGATGCCGGCGTGGCCAAGGGATTCGGCGAGCCCGGGGGTGGGGTGGGCGATCACGGGGATGCCGGAGGCGAGCGCCTCCACCCCGACCCGGCCCCAGGATTCGTACGAGCTGGGCATGAGCACTACGCGAGAGCGGGCATAGACACGGTCGCGCATGTCGTGCCCGGAGACGTGGTCGATGATCTCCAGGTTCGGCAGCGGCTGCGGCGGGCGGATCTGGTCGCCGTACGCGCCGAGCACCCCGAGGAACTTCGTCTCGGGCATGCGGGCGGCGATCCGCCAGAACAGATCGCCGCCCTTCTCGGCGTTGAGGTTGACCAAGGTGACGCACTCGCCCGGCTCGGTGCGGTACTCCTCGGCGTACACCGGGGGCCGCACGATTGCGGTGGCCTGGGGGCGGGCGTGGTCGGCGAACTCGCCGTAGAAGACCTCAGCCTCAGCTTGCATCCAGTGCGAGTTGTAGACAGCGAGGTCGACGCCGGCGGCGTGCCGGAACGTGGGGGCGTGGGTGTTGTGGCAGATCGCGGCCATCGGCACCCGGTACTCCCGTGCCAGCGAGGCGACCATCGGCACGTTCTCCAGGTGGGAGAGCAGAACGTCGGAGTCGCGGGCGTGGGCGGCGAAGTCGATACGGGCCTGGAACGGGATGACCTGCACCCCGTCGAGGTCGTAGCGGTGCGGGATCGGCCCGTACCGCGACAGCCACACCGTCACCTCATGACCACGCTCCACCAGGGCGCGGAGCATGGAGTGGAGCATCCATTCCCCGCCCGCGTTGTGGGCGGGCGGGTAGGCGTGCACCCGGGCCGTGATCCGCAGCGAGCGGGGATCGGTCATCAGCTACCGCCGCCCTTGGCGGTCAGCGTCACGAACGCCTTCGGGTTGCCCACGACGAACCCGAAGTACGCCTCCGCCAGGAGCAGCACGAGGTTCTCCTGGAACGCGGAGTGCCAGACACCGTCCGCATCCACGTACCCGGCCTCAGTGGACATCTTGACCGTGATGTTCATGCCAATGCCGTACGCGCACTGGCCGAAGTCACCACCGACCAGCCGCAGACCGGTGTCCTGGGCGGTGCTCTGGCGGATGACCTTGCCGGAGATGCTGCGGCTGTAGGACAGCGGCAGACCCACCAGAGTGCCGGAGCCGACCGCGCCGACGCCGGGCGTGGTGGTGTCCACAAAGATGGGCCGGCCGTTGGCGTCAGTGGCCAGCAGCAGGTCCGGGCGCAGCCGCGGGTCACCGGCCCAGCCGGTCAGGTCGTACCCCTCGGACGGGTTCTCCGGGTCGTCGTCACCATCGACAACGAGCTTCATGCCCGATACGAGGTCGGCCCAGATACCGCCCTTGTTCTGCGGGGCCGTGCCGAGCTGTGCGGTGTACGGCGTCTCGGTGAGGAAGTCGGGGAACGGGCCGGGGCCACCGGTGGGGGTCTTGCCGTGGATCGCGGCGAGGTCGAAGGCGCGGGCCAGGGCCTTGGGCAGGTCCTGCTGGATCTGCGTGTACAGGCCAGCGGCGTTGCTGTTGGCGACCTCCTGCGAGATGGGGACCAGGCAGGCGACTTTCTTGCCCTGCATGATCTTGACGCCCATGCCGGCGGTGCCGGTGGGCTTGGGGCCTCCCTCATCGACCCAGCCGGCCGTCGGCAGATCCATCGGAACGGGGATGGCGGTCTGTGCGGTCATCGCGAGCGGCACCGGTCGGGCCAGCCGCATGATCGCCGACTCCTCCACCGTCCGGTCAAAGATCGGCGTGGTGATCTCGGGCGGGAGGAGGAGCGGCTCAATGGCGTTGAGCTTTACGGGGGTTTCAGGCATGCCTTGCCCTCACTTCAGTGGATGGGGCGTACGCGTCAGCGCAGCCGGGTCTGGATGAGCTGGGCGAACCGATCCGCCGGGGACAACGGGGCGGGGTCGCCGCCACCTTGGAGGCGGTCAGGGCGGGGCGGACGACCAGCGGCGGCCGGGGCCAGCTCGTCGGCGAGCGCCTTCGCGTCCTGCTCCATCGCCTCGTCGTCCTCGCCCTGGATACGGGCGACGAGGGTGTCGGGGAGGTGGTACTTGCGGCCCAGCCGTTCGCGGGTGAGCCGCTGCTCGGTCTCGGCGAGCCGGTCGTGGGCGAGCTGAATGGCGGCCTGCGCCTCGGCGGGGTCGGCCATGCCGGCGAGCTGGTCTTTCAGCTCGCGCAGTTCGATACGGCGTCGGGCAGCTTCATCCCGGGCGCGAGTGAGTTCGCTGCGCGCCCAGTCCGGGAGCGTCGTCTCATCGTTGCCGGCCGCCGGCTCCTGCCCGGGCGGCTCGGTGGGGGTAGTGCTCCCGGTCGATGGGGTGTCGGGGGTGACTGGTGCGTCCGGCGCGTCAGCCATGCGTGATCAGCTCCCTTGGCCGCAGCGCGGCGGGTGGTCGGTGAAAGGGGGATGCCGCTGCTTAGGCGAGCGATGTGCCGCGGGATCGGGCGCGGCGGCGTCGGGCTTCGATGGCGCGCCGATAGGCGTTGATCGCGTCTTGTCCTGTGTAGCCGTCGGTGGCTTCGTCCCACAGTTCGCGGAAGGCGCGGCCCTGTTCGGGCAGCCAGCCGGTGCGCGAGTAGATGGGCACGACCTGGCAGTGACACTGGTTGTGGTAGCGCTCCAGGTCTTCCGGATCGACCGGCGGCGTATTACGGCCGGTGCGCCCTTTGACTTCGGCCGCAGCCCGGGAGCGGTAGACGGCGCCGCGGGAGGCGAGCATGGCGCACCACGCGCACGGGTCCGCGTCGGTCACGCGCGCCCAGCCGACCGTGCGCGGGTCGGCGGCCGAGGCGCGGTGCAGGAGGTCCCGGCCGCCGCGGAGCGCCTCGCGGTCTGCCGCGGCGGCGGCCGTCGCCCCGGCATCGCGCATCAGGGCGTCCAGCTCGTCAAGGAAGTCGGCGTCATCCAGCCGGCCAGCCGTCGTGGCGCGTTCTGCCTCGGCCAGGCGCTGCCTGGCGTGGACGGGGCCGGTGACCACCAACGCTGTACGGGCCGTGGCGTCGAAGCCTTCCGGATCCTCGTCGGGCCAGGTGAAGTCGTCCTCAACGGTCACTTCCAGGCCGTCGTCGCCGGCCGGATCGAGATCTATCTCGGCGAGGTCGGCAAAGTCCTGGCGTAGCTGCCCAAGCGTGATCACCTCGACAGCCGGTTCCGGCTGGTAGGGCGGGAGCGTCGTGTCCGTGTTCAGCGCGCGGTGTAGCCGCAAGTAGGCGGCGGCCAGCTCGCGCGACTGGGTCCGCGAGGTGGTGATGGTGTCGAGGGATTCGCCCAGCCACCGCAGCGTGGTCTCGTTCAGCCGGCGGGGCTGCACGAGGTCCTGCCAGCCGGCCAGCACCTGGCCGGCCGTGCGGGAGGCCAGAGCAGTCTGGGCGAGCCGGTGCTCCTCAGTCAGACTCCGGACTCTGCTGATCGCTGCCACGGACACTCCCTAGGAGAGGCGGACCACCCGTCCTCCGGATTCGACTCCAGATGCACTCAGATGCCTATAGGCGTAGACCGGTAGATGTGGCAATTAGAAGCGCCGGCACCTGGCCTCCGGTCTGTGCGGGCCGCCACACCTGGATGTTGGGCAGCTCACCACATTTCGGAGAAGGACTCACCAAAGGCGCCAATTAGAAGAACGAAATTGGCCACTGGAGAGCCAAGATGATAGACGAGTTCTTCGATGCAGCCTCCGCAAACGAAGTAATTTCGGTATTGCGTAGAGGCAGTGAACACATCCGCCCTTCGGCAGCTTGTACGGCACTCGAAGTAACCTGCTTACTGATCAAACCTTCACCATTCCAAATTGCCCCCGATGTTCAGAAAACCGCATCTGCTGCAGGCGAGTATGGATCGATGCTTCAGCAACTCCGAAGAGATATGATCATCTACGACCAGGGAGGGGGCCTCGTCACATCCGAACCGATCTCTACCACTAAGGAATTGATCCGAATTCACCAGCCAGTCTTGAATCAATACTTCTCTCAACTTAGAGGGGCGGATGAATTCAAAGATTGGCTTGATGAGGGAGTTCACTGCATTTGGCCAGAGCACGCACATCGCCTCGGCGGGCTCTACGATCAAAAATTCATCCCCGAGATAGCTTTGATTTCAAACCGGGATGAAGCGGATCTCATCTCGGCATGGCCCAGGGCTAGCAATTCGGGAAAAATGGAGGCTTTCACCAAGGAGCACGCCCAGAATTCTGAAGAATTCCAGCTACTCAGTGACGCGTTCGCCGCTTCAGCATTGGTTCGAGGCGTTGCGCATGACCAGCAGGCTCAGGCGCTAGGAGGAGCGCAAATACTGCACCACCCAATGCGTCGATCTATTCTGTCCAAACTACAGGAACAGCCGGTTTCGGTGGTGGAAATCGATCCAGATCCACAAAGATTCCTAGCTAACGCGGGACTCGCGTACGCCCTCACGGAGAAGGACCTGGATAGGCGAATAGGTGCCTGGGTTGACTTTATTGCCAAAATCCGCTCACTTGCCAACAGTCGAGAAATTACTCTACACGGTGAGGCGCTTGACGAGGACTCCGCAAAGGGAATTGCCGTTGAAGCGCTACGACGTGCTGGCGTGACCCAATGGAGTCGTAGGGAAGATAACATCTACGATGCCCTTTGGACTGCTTTCTCGAATTTCCTCACCTGCTTCGTACTCACCCAGGGATATGCCTTTTCGGCGGGTGTGACACTAACCTACATCGGGCAACGCGCGAAGGCGGGCGTAGCTCGGGTGACGGGTGGGCGCGCTAGTCAACTCGATAACCTCGCAGAGCGAGGGCCTGGTCGGCTCAACGGAGAATGGAGGCATTCCAGCCTGTACGAAACCCTCTAGCTTCCTAGTTTTCGAATTTCCTTTGAAGAATCGTCTTTAGCGTTTAGGGACGCACGAGCAAGTGAATCAGCGAGCCGACTCGCTGGGTCGGCGTGCCGCCATAGCTCGGCAATGCGTTCCTGTTCACTCACGGGCAGTCCCAGGGCTTCGGGACCATAAGCAGGCGGGAAGACCCCGGTGGCCACCATCTTGGAGACGTAGTCCGCCTTCGCGGCCATCGTCGGCGTGGACGGGTCGCGCCACACCATGGCGAGGTTGTCCACACCCTGGAGAAGCGCGCCGCCTTCGGCGATCCAGATCGCCAGGCGCATTACCTGCTCCCAGGGGCCGCCGAAAGCGCGCTGACGGCGCTCGCACGCCTTGACCAGCCGCGCCTCCTCCGCCCGGATCGCGTCCGCGCTGGTGGGGTTGTCCGCGCCGGCTGCGAAGTACGACAGCGGCACGCCCTGCAACGATGCGGCGATCTTGCCGTAGGTCGTGATCGCCTCGGCGAAGTTGTGCAACTCGGCGGCCGGGAACTGTCCGGCCTTCGCGTCGTCATTGGCCAGCGCCCACACCCGGCCCAGATACGCCTCCCAGGCGGGAATTTTGTTGCCGTCGGCGTCCTCGAAGTCCTCCGCGGTGGCGCCGAGGATGTAACGCTGCGGGACCGCCTGAAATTCGGTCGCGATCTGCATGTTCGTGATCGCCCGGCAGCAGGCATCGGCGACCGGGATCACCCGCAGCATCTCGCTGCGGCCGGCGCGATCAGCCACCCGAGGACGGTTGACCAACGGCACGACAGGGACCTGAGGCATCCCATGAACGTCACGGTCAACCACGACCCAGCCGCCGGCACCGTCATCGCGCACGACCTGCACCGTCTGGCCAGGCAGGAACAGCGAGGCGGCGACCGCGGTCGTGCTGTGCGCGTACTGCGGCAGATCCACCTCGCGCGGATCCTGCACAAAGCGCGCCGCCGCCCGCACCCGGCGCGTCAGCGGGTCACGCTCGTGCGCCATCCACAACGGCGACTCCACCGTGATCACGGGCGCGCCACTGTAGTCGGTGCCGACGACGACGTAGGAGCGCCCGTAGATCAGGGCATCGGCGTGCGCGAGCTGGGACTCTTCATCGAGGCCGCTGGCCTGCCAGATGTCCCACAGCACGTCCGAGGGGGCGCCGCTTGCCGATGTGCGGACGCCTTCCACGTCGAGGCGTTCCTCGATGGTGTCCGCGGCTTGCGCCGGCCAGGCGATCACGGTGCGCAGATCTTCGTAGCCGGGCGGGACGTTCAGGCCGATGGAGCGCATGTAGCGGTCGGCGTCATAGTAGCGGCCGAGTACTTCCAGCCCGCCGTCGTGCAGCGAGGCGGTGCGTGCGTTTAGGAGCCGTTGGTAAAGGCGGTTGAGAGTGCGCTCCTCGTCGACCGAGAGTCGCTCGGCGGGGGTGGACATGCGCGACCACCCCCTACCTGCGGTCAGCGCAAGATCATTACCTTGCGGGAACGGTTACGGGCACCGGTAGCGACGGCATCAAGGCGGCACTGCCATGCCAGGACTGAGGCGACAGCGGCGTCGATCTTCCGCGGTGAGTCGGGGTGTTCCTTTGCGATCTGCAGGCCGGATGCCGAGGTACGGCGCCGGGCGTTGAGGATGTGTCGCGTCAGGACCGAGGAGCCGTTGTGCGTGAGTTCCTGGTCCACGACCGCGGCGTGGAACTTCTCCAAGGCGCGGACGATCAGACCGGATCGGCCGCCGGTCATCCACCATTCGATGGGGTGCGAGCGGCTTGCCTTCACCGGGAGCTTCGCCCCGTACTTCGCCTCCCACCCGGCGATGTGGCTTTCCCACTTGGCGGGGTCGGCGTAGAAGCCAACCACCTCAAAGCGGCGAAAGGTCTCGTCGACCGCGGCCAGCACTTCGGCAACCGGTACCTCCCAGGTGTCCCCGGCAGGGCCGTCGGGCTGTTCCCAAATCTGGATCGGGAACAGGTGCCCATCCTCGACCCGGCATGCCATCAGTGCAGTGGCGTCAGTGACGCCCTTACGGCGCCGGCGGGAGCCGTCGAAGCCGAGGACGACCCGGTCGCCGTCATGGACTGTGGCGTCTGGTGCGGCGCAGCCGGACCATTCAGGCTGGGACAACCAGGAGTCGGTGGCGTGGGTGACCTGGTTGAGGAAGTAGCGGCGGGCGTCTTGAGGGTCGGTGTCCGGATCCCAGTAGTCCATCAAGACTCGGCGCAGGTTCACCCAGCCGCCGTTGGCGTCCGCGGACCCGCCGTACGCGTGGGCGAGGCCGGCCAGGAGCGACTCCTCGTCGCCGGGGTCGGTCTCGGGCGGGGCTTCACGGTGATCGAAAAGCAAGCCGTCGTCGGCCTTGGTCTTGCCTTCGACCTGCTTCTTCCACGCCTCGAACGACCGCTCGGCCACCGAGTCCTCACCGGGCACGAACGCGTTGGGGGTTTCGACCGAGGAGCCGTTGACCTTGGTCAGGTTCCGGCGGATCGTGGCGGCGAGCTTCCGGCCGCCGTTGCTCGGGAGCCAGGACTCCGTCTGGTCGAAGACCGAAAAGACTGGGCGGAAACCTTCGCGAGAGCTGGCTGCGGAGGTGGTGAACTCCACCCGTCCGTCGGGCACGTTGACGAAGGACTCCATGGGCTCGATCGCGTAGGCATCGAGTACCGGCCCGTGACGGGCCATTTCCAGGAGGGGATCCCAGGTGTTCGCTGTCTGGTCCTCGGAGACGGCGACCAGCTGCACCTTCGCCTTGAAGCCAAGCGAGGTCCACTCACGACCGACCGGTTCGCCGTCGGCGTCCCAGCCGTCCGGCACCACCGGGCCGAGTGCCTCAGCCAGGCACAATGCCGCGAGCAACGGGGATTTTCCCCAGCCCTTCGGGCGGGAGAGCACCGCGCGCCTGATGCGCCGGCCGTTAAGGAGCGAGCGCCCCCGAATCGCCGGGCCCTCGAAGCGAGGGTCAATGGCGTAGAGCCGGAGGACGAACATCGCCTGCTCATCGGTGAGCACCAGCGGCTCACCGGCAGCCGGGCCGTCCGGGACGATCAGATACTCAGTGATCCAGTCAAGTACCTGCCAACCCAACGTCGGTATTTCACCAGGGTAGTTCGGACCGCGCCAGGACACAGGTACGCACCTCACCCCGACCAGATCACGTGACATCGATCACACGTCGACGGGGAAGGTCGGCGTGGAGGCGCCGAGTAAAAAGTTGAACTAAATGCAACTTCCTCGTATCTCAGAGCATTTCGCGATCACGTCGATCGACTTATCGACTTTGCCCCCGGTTTGGTCTTCAGCGCCGCGCAGAAGATGGGAGACCTACGCGCAGTAAGCTGGCGTCATCTCCTGCTCCTCCCCTGAACTCACCGGGCGCTTATAGCGCTTGGTGCCTGGCCCCGAAGTCCGGGGCAACGGAGGAGAAAGGAGGAAAGGCGATGCCGGACGAGGGCGAGCCTGACAGGAAGAGGACCAACCCTGCATGGTGGCAGGTCGGGATCGGACTGTTAGGGCTGCTCCTGACAGCAATCGCCACGGTGGGTCAGCTCTTCCGCTAGGGCGCCCGCTATGAGGTAGGCCCGGTCGGGGCACTCGCTGCTAATGCAGCGAGCCCGGCCTGAAGCAAGGCGACCGGGCTCGTGGCGAGAGGGGCCCGACCTGGTGCCAGCCGGGTTGGGCTCCTCCGTCGTATCAGCGGCAACTCGAAGTGACCCCGAAACGACATGGCTAACATTACACTCCGCCCGTAAAACCATTTAAGCAATCGCAAGCCAGCAGGTCAGAGTCATGCGCAGTGTCTGCCGGGACTCATCTAGGGGAGCGTCGCATTCCCTCGTGTTGAACTACCTTCAACGCGGCATAGCGATCGCGCGCCGGCCGCTCCTGGGCGGGGCGCTGTGCATCGGCTTCATCGGCCTGGGCGAACTGCATCCGCAGCCTCGACCGGTCTTCGGGGGTAGCTCCGAACTTCGCGACACGTAGACGCAGCTCAGCGGCGGCTGAGGATTCGCCAGACCAGAGACGCGCGTGGATGAGTGCGGTATCCAGCAGGAAGTCCCAGTCGGTGCTGCTGAAGTGCTCGGCCTGCGGAGAGGAGCGCCACATCTGCCACCACTCCCGGGTGCGCTGCGGCCAATCCCCCTCGTCCGGCCAGTCGGGAAGGTCGGGCGGCTCGGCCTGCTCGAACCGCAAGATGGTCTGTGGGGCGGGATCGGCGTTGCGTCGTGCCCGGCGCGCCGGATCCTTCGGGGCAGGGCCTCGTCCGGCCATGAGCACCCCCTCACGACGTGATCACGGTTCCCGCGGCGGCGCGGAATGCCCAGACCCGTACATTTTTCGAGAAGCAATACGCTTGCGGTCTTCAGGCGGCCGGGGGAGGGGCACCCCCCAGGGCCCCGTTGGCTCATCGCAGGCCCGGGTGGCGTTCCGCGGGCCGGCGGCGTAGCGGTCGGCGCTTTGCGCGGCGTGCGGCAGCACTCTCGGCGGCGGTCTTGCGCTTGTGATGCCAACGGCACAGGGACTGAAGGTTGTTGTCGCTGTGGTCGTGGCGGTCGCCGATGTGATCCACATCCGTGGCGGTGGCGGGGCAGCGACTACCGTCCCGCATGAGCGCCACGCACCGGTAGCCGTCGCGGGCCAGGACGCGGGGGCGTCGCACGGACACCCAGTCCCGGGGGAGCTCGCTGCGCCGCTTGCTCGTGTTCCAAGCCAACGTCTACCTCCGCCCATGCATGCCAACGGCCCGCCTCCAAGGGCGGGCCGCAGGTCTGGCAATGTCAGGCGAACGCGGTGTCTTCGGCAACTTCGATCAGTTGCGGACAGTGGTGATCGCGCTCATCGTCGTCGGTGTCAGCCGAGCAGTGCGGGCAGGTGTGCGCGTGGGCGTCGTCCTGCTGTGCGCGCGTGACGGCATCGCTCCAACTGATGTCGTTGTGCCGGGCATACGCCATCAGGTCAGCTACCAGGCTGATGAGTTCCTGCTCGGGAATCAACATGTCCTCTTCGCCGCGGCTGTCGTAGTGGTCCGGGACGGGCGCGACGTTGCGACGGTGGATTTCCATGATTAGGCAGGTAGCGCGCAGGGCCGCAGCGTTCATGTTCGTATGTCCTTTACGGGAGGTGTGGCATGCTGATGCTGTGTGGCCCACCCTCGCTATCTCCGAGGGTGGGCCGCACACGTATCGGAGGTGCGTTACGCCCCGCTATCTCCGGGGCGTACCGCGTTGGTCTCCGGTCAGTCGGTCCACAAGACTTCGGTGGCCATTGCCCGGGACAGGTTTCCGGCCCGCTCGGCTACCGAGATCCACACGTTGTTGCCGTGGCCGCTCACTACTCGTCCCACGTTGTGCTGCACCGCGATTCCGCGTCGCGGAACGATGTGCACCGTGGCATTCCCGTCGAACTCTTTGAGGAGTTCGATCAATTCATTCACGGTCATCTCGTGCATTCCTTCGTCCTCTCTTCTGTTTTCCATGTCTTCCAGGGCATTTCCTGGTGACAGCTGAGACAGTAGAGGGAGGTCGGTGATGCTGCGAGGGGCTGCGGTAACTATTTCCGCATTTCTTTGCGCGGTTGAGGGGTGAGGGAGGTGCGGTACGCCCCGCTATCTCCGGGGCGTACCGCGATTCAGAACTTCACTACTACAGGTTGTCCGCCTGGAATTCCCAGAAGAACTCTTCGTAGCGCTCGGCCGCCTCATCGGAGGTGCGGGCGGGCACGGTGCCCCATACGGGAATCAGGCCCTCGCCGCAGCGTGGCTCCTCGTGCTGCTCGTCGATATCGCGAAAGTGGTCCCCCGGTATGGTGACCATGATATGCAACTTCCGCTCCCCGATATCGAATGCGGCGATCACGGTGAAGTCCATGTCTCCCTCTCTTCTCTTTTCAATGCTCTCCGGGATTCCCGGTGACAGCTGAGACAGTAGAGGGAGGTCGGTGATGCTGCGAGGGGTTGCGGTAATTATTTCCGCACTTGTTTCGCCGGGGTGCCGGGTGCGCAGTATCGCGCCGCACGGCGCACGGCCCGCCCTCGCTATCTCCGAGGGCGGGCCGTGCTCTATTCAGCTCCGTATTTCGCCAAGTTCATCGGCGCTGCAAATCCAAACGATACTACCGTCACCGTCTACTACCGTCCCGACGGTATATTCGACCCACGGGTCATCGCCAGCGGCCAGGCGAACTTTCGCTTCCGGATCGAAGCCTCCCAGAATCTCCACCAGTTTGCCGATGGTGATTTCGTTCATCGCGTCTCCCTCTGTGTACTTGTCAAGATTAGGGGCTCTTACTCCCCCTGTGCCAGCTGAGACAGTAGGCAGAGGCAGCGGGATTGGCGAGGGGCTGCGGTAACTATTTCCGTATCTATTTCCTCGCGAGTGGAGGGGCGCCCCGCTATCTCCGGGGCGCCCCAGAATTTCGCACTCGATCGATCCTTACTGCGTTAGCTGCACGCAGTGCACGCGCATTCCAGCTTGTGCAGCTCGGCGTGCTTGTATCCGGCGCCGTTCGCCTGCTGAGCGACGAACTCGTCCTCAAACTGAACGCTGAGGAGGATCGAGCCGTCGTAGTCCGTGGTGACCGTCGCTCGGCGCGTCTTGGCGAACCGGACGGAGTGCATTGCCACGCCCGAGGTCGGGCTGATGATGTGTAGGAACGGCCGGACCTTGACGCGCTGTCCTTGGGGGATCTTGTCCCCGGGATGGTACGTCTGGGCGCCCGCCGGTTCCGGAGAGTCCTTGGGGAGGATGGCCGCCCTGATCTCGTCAATCTCTGCCATCTACTCGTTCCTTTCCGTCTCGCACGAAGGCTCCTGTAGCGCTTCGCGTCTACGAGCGCTGAGAGCGTAGGTAGCGGGCGCCCGCAGGTGAGCGCGGAACGAGCACTGGAACAGCACGAATCGGCGACTCCCCAGGGTCGCGGGGCGCTACAAAGCCGAGGTGCGGATGCCGACCGCCCACAGCAGATCGCCGGCAGAGAGGACCGGTAGCACCTTGGCCTCGTAATGGGGATCCAGCGCCAGCGTGCCGAGCTGGTTGGGCACGGCGTCCCCGTATGCGGCGGTGCTGGTGACGAGCGTTACGCGAGCGTGCCAGCCGGGGGCGTATCGGTCGAGGACGGGCGTTGGATCGCCGCCGACGCGGACGCCGAGGATGGGCAGCTGGTGGCCGGCGCGTTCGAGCCCGCGCAGGATGGCGGCGAGGGTAATTCCAGAGCCGACCGGTACGACTACCCGGCGCACGCCGGAGGGTAGTTGGGCGGCTTGATCAGCGACTTGATCAAGGTAGGCGGGGTGTTCCATGCCGAACGGCATGCACGCCCAATCACGCTCGGCGAGAGCTTCCGCATCGGCGCGGTAGCGGGCGCGGATCACTGACAGGCGGGCCGGACGGTGGCGGAGGAGCTCTGCGCCGGCAGCCTCGGCGAGCGCCGTCTCGTCAGTGTCTGCCCCCCAACCGGTGTGCAGGCGGGCGGGGATGCCGAGTGCGTGGGCGACGAGGGCGGCGCGCTCCAGCTGCGGGCTGATGCGGGCGCCGGCGCTCACAATGCCGGCGGCGCCCTTCGCCGCGGTGAAGAGCGCGCGAGCTTTGGCGCCGGAGGCACCCCCGCGGGACCACGCGTCCTCCCGCTTGACCAGGATCCCGTCGCGCTCTTCCACGGGCGTGACGGACGGGGTGAAGTCGGGGACGGCAAGGGCACGAGCGAGGAGGTCGAGTCCGGTCATGCGGTGCCCTCACCGAGGCTGGCGGTGGCGCGCTTTGGGTCGCCCTTGACGAAGGTCAAGACGTACTGGTGGTGGCGGCCCATCTTGCGGGAGGCGCGCCACTGGTTGCCGATGCGCAGCGGCACCGTGCCGAGGGTGTTCATCAGGACGGCGTCGTTGTAGAGGCGGGCGCCGGCAGCCTCGTGAGCGGCGATGGTCAGCGGAATGAGCCCGCGGATCATGCCGAGGCTGTTGCGGACTTCGCCCACAACCCACGTGGCGAACCTGTCCTCAGCGAGGCAGCGCACGGAGGCCGCAATGATCTCCCGGTACACCTCGGCGAATTCCTTCCAGCGCATGGCGGAGAGGTCGGCCGGGTGATCGGAATACTTCTCCAAGTTGTGGTACGGCGGGCAGGTGAACACGTAGTCATACGCGCCCTCTTCGAGGTCCGGCAGCACATCCGCGGCGTCGCCGAGTAGCCATTCGGGCTGGGCGGCGAGCAGGTCGTTCTCGCGCCAGGCGGCGGCTTGTTCCTCGTTGGCGTCGAGCTGCACGGGGGAGAGGTCGATGCCGGTGTACCGGAAGCCGCCGTTGCCGGCGACGAGACCGCGCACCGAGCCGCCGGCGAACGGGTCGAGGATGGTGCCGCCGTCGGGGCAGTACCAGCTGTAACTGGTCTCGGCCAGCACGGGGTCGAAGGTAGACAGCCCGTCGTTGATCGAAGTGAGCTTCTCCTGGGCGAACTTGCCGCGGGTGGCGAACGTGGTGACGTGTTCGCGGCCGGCGCGGCTGGCTATGCCGAGGTCGTGCCAGGCGCGGCGGCGTTCGCGCCACGGGCCGAGGTCGGTACGGATGACAGAGAACGGATGGATGCCGGGCAGCGGTCCCAGTGTCGGGGGTCTGGGGGCGTCGTCATCGAAGAGGCCCGGGGAGCTTGTCGGCACGCGATCACCTCCCGGCGGGCATGAAGAAGCCCCGCCACGACGGGGGATGCGTGGCGGGGCTCGTGTGTGAAGTTGGTGGGTGTTTCCGGGCACGCCGGAAGCGCCACCGACTATAGGTCACGTTTTGATAACGACGCAAGGGGTGTTGAGTGCCTTCTCGATCTCCTCGCGGATCTGGCTTGCCCGTGTGCGCTTGACCCCGAGCGCGTCGCCGAGACGCTCCTGCGTCGGCCGCTTGCCGCTCTCCCGCTGCACCTGCCGGTATGCATCCAGCCACGCCTGCCGCACTACGGGAGCCAGCTCTGGCTCCTCGCCGGCGTCGTGCTCGTCATCGCCGGTCGGTAGCGGCGGGGCGGCGAACGTGGCGGCGAGCGGCTGCGGCTCCGGTGGCAGAGCGCCGCCGTCGGTAGGGCCAGTGGGCGGCGGTATCACGTCGGTGGCGGCGATCAGGGCGGCGAGGTCGGGCTCTGCCACTGGCGAGCCACTGGCGCTGGGGGTCGCGGCGAGCTGCTGAGAATCTTGGGTGGTGGCTGTTGCTGCGGCTGTCGCTTCATCGGCAGCCGCACGGGCGGCGGTTGCGGCTTCGTTGGCGGCGTACGCCGCGGCGGTGACGGCGTCCACTGCGGCGGTGGCACGGTCCGCCGCGGCGATGGCGGCGGCGACTGGTGGCCCTGCCGCGGCGGCGCCGTCGTCGGACGTAGGCAAGAGCCGCACGAGAAGCTCGGTGGCGACGAGCTGGGCGAGCGGCGGCGTCACGGCGATGGCCACGCCGAGGGTGGATCCGTCGCTGTAGGCGATGTTGAACGTGAGCGAGATGGTGGCGAAACCGATCACGGTTGCCCAGTAGGGGCGGCTGCTGCGGCCGGCGCGGCGGGCCATCACGACGCCGACGGTGCCGACGACCGCGCCCCCATCAACCAGGACGGCGAACATCCACACCACATCCGCCGCTACGCCGTGCCGTAATGCCAGCGCGGTCAAGGCGGCGAAGGACAGTCGGAACGCCAGATATGCGAACGCGGTGGTCACCAAAGCCGAGATGGTCAGTGGTGCCCAGCGGGCAGGGGCTGGCGCGTGGGCGCGAGTAGGGTAGGCGGTAGCCATACGGAGGGTGCTCCTTCGTATCGGTCAGGGTCCGTCCGGCGGTTGCATCGCCGTTGACGGACCCGACTTAGTTACTGGGTCTCGGTGTCCTGCTGGCTGCGCAAGATCTGGCGGATGCGGCCCTCGGTGAACTGGAGATCCCGAGCGATCTTCGCGACGGAGCGGGGCTGGTCACCGTCAGCTCCATCCCGGGCCTCGGCGATGATCCGGCCGAGCTGCTCTTGGAGGAGCAAGACCTCCCCGCGGATGCGCACAGCGTCGGCGTACGTCAGGTGCCTTTCGGTGTCGGTCATCGCAGATGCCTCTCTGGGTCGGCCGCCGGCCGGGCGCGAGGCCCGGCCGGCGGTGAGCTTGTTTAGTACGGGTGGTGGCTCGGCTGATCACCCGGCACGGTAGCGATCTCCTCATCGTTCTCCGGGCGGTGGGCGATGAACAGGGAGGCTCCGTCGTCCTCGCCGATCTCCGTCGTGCCCCATCCGGCGATGCGAAAGGTGCGGGCATACGCGGTCAGCATGGCCTCGGCCAAATCGCCGCTGTCGGCCAGACCGTTGTGGATTCGGTAGACCTCAACGCTGCCCAGCGAGTGCGGTTCCACAAGAAATCCGCGCGTGATGCTGTCGTACTCGTCGGGGTTGCGTGCGGGCTCGTAGCCACCGATTGCCAGGACCTGCACCGCGGCGCGTACGTCGTCGTTGTTGGCGTCCGCGGCGCGGTAGCCGTGCCGGGTCGGCGCCCGGTGGACCGCGACCACCTCGCACGGTCCGCAGGTGAACAGGCTGCCGGCGATCAAGCCGAACGCGGCTGCATCGGCATCCACGTCATAGGGCGCCTCATCGCCGCACAGGGCCCGGGTGGTGCCTTCGTCCTGGCGGTGTAGGAGGTTGTCGTCCTTGTGGGTTGTTGCGTAGCGCATAGGGGTGCTCCCTCTCGCTGGATGGTTGCCGGGTTGCATCCGGCCCCGCAATGAATGCGGTAATGGATACCGTAGCGATTTCCGCACGGTCCAGCGAGGGGAGAGCGCCTCCAACTTCCCTCAAATCAGGAGGACTTAGCGGCATGGACGGCTTCTCCGGCATCGAGCGCCGCTGCCAGGGCAGGCAGGTCGCGCCAGCGCCACACCCGGTGCCCGCGGTCGTCGGTAAGGACGGGAGCCGTGCAACTGGGGCCGGTGGCACAGGTAACCGCCGGCGGGATGTCCGGGCCGGAATGCAGGGTGAGTTGACCGGCGCACCATGGGCACGGGCGGTCGGGTATCGGCGTATCCCGGTGGTCGAGGCCAAGCGTGCATAGCAGCCGGCGCTCACATTCCCGGACGGTCTGGCGCGCCTCGATTTGATGTTGCTCGCGCAAGGGCAGGAAAGGCGCCGGTATGGCGGTGCCGTCGAGTTCCGTCTCCAGGGTGGTGTCCTCGCCCAGGACGCGGCCCTCAATCCATACAGCGGCCCAGTGCAGGCCGTGGCGCCGACTGCCGGGGGAGATTTCCCGGCGGAGTTCCCAGCGCCGTACGTCGCCGAGCGGGGTGCGCTGGCAGGCGGTGGCGAGCACGTCGGCGAGGTCGAAGAGAGCTTCTTCAATCGCCAAGCCGGCATCGAGGGCCGCCAGATTGGCTGGGGCCGGGTACTCACGCAGGACGAGGGGAGCCTTCGCGAGGAGTGGTTCATCCACATCGGCGGTTGCATTGAGCGTGTGGGTGAGCTGCCGCGGCGGCCAGACCTCGGCGGGCGGGGTCTCGATCGCTACGAGCAGGTCGCCCCACTGTCCGCGGATGGTGCGCAGGGCAGCGGCGGTCTGGTGGGCGATGGCGGACAGACGGGTCATGGTGTGGGTGTCTCCGATCTTGTGGCGATACGGTGGAGGCACCACAGGGGCGCGCCCGCCTTGTCTGGCCAGACGAGGGCGCGCCCCTTCCCATGTCTCAGGGCCGGCGGCGGTACCACGTGCGTTCATCACGCTGGCGGCCGCGGATGCTGCGGGCGTGCGAGAGGACACGGCGCCATCGGGTGTGAGGCGGCGGGTCGGGTTCCCCGCGGACGGCCTGGTGCAGGTGGAGGGTGTGGGATTGGTCGGGCGGTCTCCATCCGGCGTCGAGGAGCCGGCCGACGATGCGCCGGGCCGTGGTTTCCGCGCTCGGCGGAGCGCCGTAGTAGGGGAAGGCGCGCGGGTTGTGGACGCGGGCCTCGAAAACGGTCAGAGAGACGCCGATCTCGGCCTCTGCCCATTCGGTGGCCACCGTGATGGCGTCCTGCCCCAGCGCTTTGGCCAGGTGGTCGTTCTCGTCGTGCGGAAGATTCATACGGCGGCTCCCTACGTGGTCTGGGCACGGCGTCGGGCTGTGGTGATCTCGGCTACCGCGGCTGCCTGTCAGGTACCCGGCGGCCAACGGTGCCGAGGAGCGGCTGGACCTCGTGGGGCTCAACGGCGGCTGGGGCGGCTGCGCGATAGCGCTGTTGGCGTAGGGCGGCGAGGTAGGCGTGCACGTCGTCGGGGTCGGCGTCGGGGACCTGTGCCGCCAGCCCGGGGCCCTGGAAGTCCTTGGCGCGCTCGCGCCGGGCACGGCGTATTTCGGTGATGATCTCCCCGACCGCGACGAAAGCGTGGCCGGCGCTGATGCGGGTGGCGACCGCGATGCGGGCCTCGGCGAGGGTGTACGGGTGTAGGACGTCATGCCAGGCGTCGGGTGTGTACTCGTCGAACCGCTGCTGGGGGCACTGGGCGTGCACGTAGGCGGCGAGCATCACGGTCTCCTCGGGGCTCATCTGGCCACCTCCTGGTCGGTGCGGGTCTGGGCGCGAGCGAGGGCGCGGTCGAACATGCCGCCGGCTGGGGCGGTTTGGCTTCGGACCGAGGGGAGCGCGGGGCTGCGGTCGGGCGGCGGTGGCGCGGCGCTGGCGCCGGTGGGCAGGCCGGCCCAGTCCTTGATCCAGGCTCGGGCGGAGTGCGCCGGGGTGGCGCGCGAGGCATGCAGGCGGAGGGCGTGTTCGACGAGGGCGGGGATGCCGACCCGGTCGACGAGCGCCTCGATCTTCAGCCACTCCGCGCTGGTAAGCCGCCACGCCACCACCAGCCCGGCCGTGGTGCAGGCGTCCACCAGCGGCACGGCCTTCGCCGGCAGAGCCTCTGCCGGAGCTTCCGCGGTCCGCGGCTGCTCGCGTGCGCCCGCGCGCTGCTTGCCTACCTCTCCGTTAGGAGAGGTATTGGGGTTGGGGTTGGGAGCAGGTGTTACGTCGCTGTGAGTAACGCCGTTACCCCCGGCATGACCGTGAGCGGTACGGCCGGCGGACGGCGTCGGGCTCGGGGACTTCTTTCGATCCCGGAATGCCTTTTGGCGTGCGGCGTTGTTCTTGCGCTCGCCGTTGATCTGGTCGGCGGACTTCTGGTAGTCGAGGTAGTCGTGGATGCGGTATCCGCCGTCCGTCTCCGTCCACAAGCCGGCCGCAACCAGGCGGCGGACTGCGAACCGCGCCAGCAGCGGCGCGAGGTCCTCGTAACCCATGTCGTCAGTAACGGCGTTACGGTCTGAGTGACGCTCGGCGTTCTGTACGGCCTCGGCGGCGTCCTCGAAGTCAAGGAGCCGTCGCGCGATACGGTGCGGGATGAACCCGTCGCTCAAGTTGCGGTTGGACCACGCCAGGCCGGCGACCCATAGCGCCGTTCCCAGCGCGCCGGCGGCGTCGAACTTCGCGTGGTCGTAGAAGTCGTCGGAGATGCGAACCCAGGCCATGGCGTGGTCTTCCTCAGTGGCAAGTACGGACAGGCGACAGGGCGCGGCAGAGCGATCAGCGCATGGAGCCGATCGCTCTGCCGCGCCCGGGTGGCCCTACTGCTCTGCGTCGTGGTTGACCGTCCACAGCAGCACTTCAGGCTCGGGGGCGGTTTCGTCTGCGATCGGCACATCGCGACGCCGAACGGCGCGTGGGGCGCTGGCCGTGCCGCCGTGCTTGAACCGGTGTGGGGGAGCCACGGGGCCGTGGACGAGGGCGCCTAGTCCCTTGGCCGCACGGGCGACGGCGGACACTTCCAGGAACCGCTGAAAGGTGGGCTCGCCTGCCTCAAGCGGGTGTACGGCGTAGCCGTCCGCGCGCAGGTGGACGCCATAGGCAGCAGCAATCCCGAGTGCCGACACAGGCACCTCAACGTCGGCGGCGCTGAGGTAGAAGTCGGCGAACAGGCAGGCGGCTGCGTGCAGCGCAGTCTCCGGCCATACGCCGGACGGCCGGGTCGTGTAGACGAACAGCCCCAGCTCACCACCCGGTAGTTCGGCCACCAAGTCCACGGTCCCGCCATAGCTGTGCGCGCGGGAGCCGAACAGGGTTTCCGTCAGCAGCGGCTGAGCCCCCCAGTCGTCGAGGAAATCAGAGCACGATGCGACATACCCTTCCAGCTCATCCGGCACCTCGACGCCCTCGCCACGGAGGAGCGCGTCGGCGTATCGGTGGACCTCCGCGCTGCGGACTGCCGCGGCATTGCTTTCCCGAAACGGCGCGCCGCGGATCTCCTCGAAGACCGACTCCGCTTCACCGGAGGCCACCCGCGGCGCCAGGCATCGCCAGTGATCCACCGCGTAGCGGGCGGCAGACTTTGCTGGCCAGCCAAGCAAGCCAGGCTTCGGCAGGCCGCCGCCGATGAGCGAGTTCACCCCCATCACGGCTTCGCCATCCAGCGTGTAGGTGTAGCCGCGGCCGGCCGCAGTTCGGACCAGCGTCATCGCGCACCCCCGCCCCGCACCCGCGCCACTGCGGCCAGGCCGGCATGCCACATGAGCTCCACGGCCAGGCGCCGCGCCTCCCGCTCACTCAGCGAGAACTCCACCGACTCCGACAGCGCCGCAATGAACTCTTCCCGCGCCGCTTCCAGGGCCGCCGCGGCGCTGATCAACACGTGCTCCGGCAGGTCCCAGATCTCTTCGAGGCCGGCCAATCCCTCAAAAGAGGCCCGCCGCGCCGCGATCTCCTCCAGATCCGCCCCAACTGCTCGCGGCGCCTCGGCGTAGTCCACGGCGAGGATACCGACGACCACCTCCGCGATGTCTGTAGCGCCGAGCACCACTCGACGCTCGTCCTCGCTCAAACGAACGGTGATCATGCCGCCCCCTCGTCCTCGACAACAGCCAGGTGGCCGGCGGCCAAAAGCCGCTTCCGAATCAGATCGACGCCGCGTGGCGTCACGCGCAGCGTGTAGTGGGCGCAGGGCCCAGTGGTGTTGTGGGAGACGATGGTCTCCGTCGGCCGGAAGTGCGGCCGGTGCTGCGCGTAGGCATCCCAGAACCGAGTGCCGCACGGCGCATACCGAGCGAAGATCAGCCCCTCGTCCACGAGGAACCCGCGCAGCCACGACTCCCGTACACCGAGCAGCTTGGCGACCTCTCGCACCAGGCGGTCCGAGTCGTGCGCCGAAAGGTAGGCGTCATGGACCTCTGCCTTCGGCGCCAACTCCCGTACCCGCTCAGTGCTCTCAACGAGCCTGCGCGCCGTGTCCATGAACTGCTCGGCCAGCACCAACACACCGGCCGGCGACGCAAGGTCCGGAGTTCCCGGAGCGGTCGGCTGCATCTCCGCCTCGCGGGTCTTGACCGCGAAGTAGGTCTGCGCCGCGGCGATCTCCGGCTTCCGCGGGTCACCGTTCATCGCGATCATGTAGGCGCCATAGCGGGTGAGGCGGCAGTCCATGACCTCCCGGCGAGCTCCGCTGCCGAGCGTGACCATTTTCGGGACGTCCCGAAAATGGATTTGTGCCGCACCTGACCCCAGCGAGTTGATGACGGCCTGCTGCGCACGGGTGACTGCGCGGGCGGCGTCTTCCCACCGGGTGTAGTTGAACGTTTCGCCCATCAGCAGGTCCCGGGCGTACCAGAATTCGCCCTCGTCGTCGGAGTGCCGGATGGCGTCGAACGGGCTGACCGTGTGGGGGTGCACGAGATTCATGCCGCCTCTATCCCGTTTGTGTGGCGCCCGACGCGCCCCCGCTTCAGTTCCGGAGCTCGGTTGAGGGGGTCGAGGTCGGGGTTCGAGCGAGAGTCAGCGGCTTCGCAGGCATCGAGGTACGCGTCGAGCTCGGTGCGGCGGTAGACGATGCGGCCCTCCATTCGGAAGGACTTCGGACCGCGCCGGCGATGACGCCAGGTGCGCAGCGTGGGTACCGCAACGCCGAGGTAGGCGGCAGCTTCCTTGGTACTGAAGACGGCGGGCTCGCGGAGCTTCGCCTGCGGCAGGCGCGGGACTTGCGGAGTTACGTACGACTCTTCGGACATCTGGCACTCTCCCCGTTCGCCGATTCGCGCTGGTTGTCATATGCCCGGCGCGTAGCGGAGGATCATGCTTACGTAACGAAGGGTAGTGAAGCAACGGACTAGTGAGTCTTTTTTACATGTCGAGTTTCAGTGCGTTGCATGTTGAGTCAGACTGCTACACACTCCGACTCAACACCCCCCGGAAGTCTGGACCTTCAAGACTTCGAGAATGAGGAGAGCCCCCGTCATGAACCGTGACGCAGGCGCATGGCAACACCTGAGCGAGCTGATTCGACACCATCGAGGGCGACGCGGTTGGACTCAAGCCGAGCTCGCCCACCATGCCGGCGTGTCAACCAAGAGCGTCGTCACCGCCGAGTCAGGCAATCCGCCGACGCGCATGCCGCCCACGCTAGGACGAATTGCTCGTGCACTTGATTGGCCGGACGGCGGCATCGAGACCGCCCTGACCGGTGGAGACCCCACTACCCCTCCCGCACCCATCCCGCTCCCCCGCAACCGCTCAGGGCACGCAGTCGCTGCGCTCCGGAAGGCCGTGGAGTTCAGTCGGGTGTGCGAAGAGCTGGGGGCCAGCCCCACCGCCCTCGCGCGCTTCGATGCCGCAGCCGAAGAACTGCTCGCGTCAGCCCTGTCATCCCAGGATCCTCGGACCCGCTTCACTCAAGATCACTTCGCCGCTGTCGCTCATTCCCCCCGCGGAGACGGCGGCCCCGAATCGGACAGGGCCATCGTGGACGAGGTCGTTCGTCGCTTTGCGGCAGAGAAGGCTCAGGAGTAGCAACTTCCCACCTCACGCGGCGTTTTTGGTTGCGCCGGATGATCACGGGCGGCAGAATCGAACGCCCTCTCGACATGTTGCGGAGGCGGGGTTCAATGACCTCCCATGCCAACAATCATTCCGGCGCAACCGCCTGCCCTGGATACCTCACCTCGCTGCACCGCACCCCAGAGGCCGGCGCAACAAGGCTCTACAACCCATGGGACGCCGCCGAAGACCTTGGTTTACACATCCGCTACGCACCCCTGCGCGACTCGTGGTCTTGGTGGGTTCCGGACCATCGGCTGATCGTCGTAGCGGACCGACTTACCCAGGTCCAGGAACGCTGCGCGCTCGCCCACGAGGTCGAACACGCGCTGAACGGCGATACCGAATGCAGCAACGGAGCGCCCATCGACCGCGTCCTGGCTCATCGACAAGAGATCCATGCCGACGAGGCTGCGGCCCGCAAGCTGATCCCCGTCGTGGACCTCGAAGCCGCACTGCACTGGGCCACTTCCCATGAGGAAGCCGCCCAGGAGCTCGACGTCACGGAGCACATGCTCCGTGTCCGACTCCGCATACGCAGAAGGGAACTTGAGTGCCTGGATACATCGAAGATCGTTGGTTGA